CTATTTTATCTTCAGGAACCCCATGTAGATTAACACCACCATGTCTGTTTTCAACCACGATTGTGAAAACTTTGTAACTATGTTTTTTTGCCAACTCAAAGTAAGGTTCCATTTCCCACTCTTGTGTAAAAGTATTAGATACTGCAATTTTTTGGATGTTTGATTCCATCGCAAACCCAACAAACTGTTGGCATTCTTTATGAGCTTCTTTTATCTCCGATGGAATAAAATTATAATTACCATCATTATCATAAAAATAATGATCCGCCTCAAATACATTTGCGGTTAATTGTTTTGCAAATGTTGTTTTACCTGAACCAGGTACTCCTCTTACAATGTATAATACTTTTTCCATAACACAAATGTAAGAAAAAAAATTACATAAAAAAAGGGACCTGAGTCCCTTTTGAATTAACTTGTTAGTTTGACATATTCAGCATCGGTCAATTTTAAATCTTCAGCTCCTTGTACTCCAACAGAACCTGAGGTTCCACTGACACCTGAAGAACCTGAACTACCTGAGTTTATTGACATTCCACTTGTCCCTTTTTTGATAATATCTGATTGACATGCCACAAAAGCCGCTTTTGTTGCTTTTCCAAATTCACCATCTTCCAAAAGTTGGAGTCTTCCATCTAAGAAAATATTTGCATTTGGATAATTTCTCATCAAATTATTCAGTACAGTTTGATCACATGTGTCGTTTATTAGTACTTGCATCTTCAAAGATTCGTCATTACATTTTTTGGACGCGTATGTTCCGTTTTGACAATTAGTATTCATGAACCTCGAAAGTGTTTCTGTTACACCTGATGTGTTAACAACTGTTTCAACTTTGTTTAATGTTGTTTCAACATCTGTAGGTATATCTTGTGAACCTGTATTTGTTCCGTCAGTACCCAAAGAATTATTAGTTCCGTCAGTACCCAAAGAATTATTAGTTCCGTCAGTGCCCAAAGAATTATTAGTTCCATCATCTACACCTGGTATAGTAACTCCCATTTGTTTACAGACCGCTTTTAAGGTTTTGGTGAACTCTTCATTGTTTGCCGAGTAAATTCTTCTACTTGTTTTACTTCCGAATGAAATGTTAGTTGTGGAACAACTGAACCATCCAAACTTATTTCCAAATTTAAAAGTTGCACCTCCTTTTTCAGGTTTGAAGGTCAAAATGGTACCAGCCTTAAGTTTGACTGTTTTGTCTTTATTTTTTTTAGAGGTAAAAGTTCTGTCGTATTTAAGACTGTAAGTAAGATTTTGGTTGGTACCACCCTGACCACTAGTTCCTTTTTTTGGTTTTCCAGCACAATACCACTTAATTAAATTTTTAAAATTTTCTCCGACTCTATACTCTGAACCATCCATTTGGCCATCACCAGCCTTAATAACCATAACATCTGGTGTTTCACATTGAAAATTTACTCCTATTTCACCACCAGATTTGAATGTAACATTGAGTTGTACTAAATCTTTATTCGAACTTATTTCTTTAATTTTTGTTACTGCATCATTATTCTTCAACCCATCACTATTCCATCCCACTCTCTTCTTCAATGTAATTGGGTAAGTTTTTTCCATCAATAATCCTTTATCGATTGGTAGAATTTTGGTTTCTTTTATTATTGCCGTTTTGTGAAGATTTAAAATTCTTTGTATTTCACCTTCATTTAGTTGAAACTTTGATCGCATAACTTTTTTTCTTATAAATATATCAGAAAATAAAAAAAAGGTGAATTTCTTCACCTTTAATTTGGGTCGACACTGAATATGCCAACTTCTCCACCACCTTGTTTTATAGTTACAAGGAAACTATTCTTTATACATCCAAACTTTTACAACATTTTCATTTGTGAAGTAATTTTTGAACTGACAATTTTCTACTATACCTTGTGTTAGATTGTAATCATATACAACTCCACTTAAATGTCCCCAAACTGTACCATTCAAAGTCAAAGTATAACCAAAGTTATTTGAATATAAGTGGTATGTTGATTGAACTCCATTGAAACTATAAGTATTATGAGTCAAAAAGACAAGTGTGTCTGATCTTAATTCTTGATCAAAGTTTGTATTCAGAACTTTTGTAATCACCCATACCGAGTTTTTAAGAGTGAGTGTAGTGTCTACCAAAGTCGTATCGGTTATGATAGGTTGAGGTGGTAATGGTTCTTGTGGTTTGATATCTTCTTTCTGACAAGATACCATTATCAAAATTGATAATAAAAAAAATATTCGTTTCATACTATACTAATGTTTCTAATTTGTTTCGAACTTGTTCCTCCAAAGTAACAGGTGTCATTGATGTAAGAATTATTGAATCCTTCAAAATCTTGTGTGGTATATGTACTAAAAACATATTTCCATCATAAAAAGATAGATCTGTATTCAAGTTGAGTGCTCCGTCAACCATTTTAAGAAAAATTTTAAACTGAATTGGATCAACGAAAGACTCAGAAAGGATCGTTCCGAATTTTTCATTCATGATCTTAATGTTGTGGTTGATGGTAGTCTTAATCATATCGTTTATTTCTACAAATATAAGAAAAATATCTATTACAAAAAAATTTTTGAGTCATTTGATTCTTTTTTTTAAACATTGCATCGATATTTATAAATATGAAAGTAAAAATAAATAACAATATGTTTGATGTCAAAACCGTTTTGACCAGTAAAGATACTCAAAATGGAATGATGGGTAAAAAATTTGATGGTTTTGATGGTATGTTGTTTTTTATGAAAAATGAACCTCACTCTTTTTGGATGAAAAATTGTTTGGTTCATTTAGACATACTTTACATAGATAACAATAAGATCACAAAAATCCATCACAATTGCAAACCGTGTTTTACTAAAGAATGTGAACACTACGAAGGTAATGGTGATATGGTTTTAGAACTTCCTGGCGGAACTTGTAAAACATATGACATAAAGGAAGACGACGAAATTAAATTACTTTAATTTTGTTCAACATTCACTTTATATTTTTCATCGGTGAATGTTTGTACCCTACCTCTAGCAACTTCACAGTAGTTCGGACTTAATTCTATACCCAACCATCTTCTGTTCAATGTTTCTGCAGCAACTAATGTGGTACCTGATCCTGCAAAAGGGTCTAAGATTACATCATTCTTATATGATAATATTTTAATCGCTTTGGTCGGAATGTCCATTGAGAAGGTCGCCTTGGTGAGAGATTTAGTGTCAGCGAAATAATTCCACTGACCAAACACAAGTTCCATAAACTCTTTTTTATCATTCTCACTATAAACCATCTTATTTCGTTTACTGCCATCCTCATTTTCAATTTCCGTTAATTCACCAGTCCACTCAGGTTGTCCTTTTACTTTTTTTATGTGTTTTTTCTTATACGCCAAGATCACACACTCTTTCGGATTATAAATGTATGGTGACGATGGACTCATCCAAGAACCCCAAGCCGTAGTCTTACTTCTATGTGGTGATTGTTCTTCTAAATCAACAATACCAAAGAAACCATAACCAATCTCTTTCATAATTTGCCACATCTCTGAAACAAAGAAGATACGACCACCCTTCTTTTGACGATTGATCTCATAAGGAATGTTCAAAGCAATTCTACCATCATCTTTCAACAATCTGTAAGCTTCACTCAACCATGACTTAGCGAATTCTGTGTAGTCTTCGAATTCCATGTCATCCTCATGAACATCGTAGTCTATTCCTACACCATAAGGTGGTGATGTTACAATAAGATCCACCGACCCTTCAGGTAAAGTCTTCATTACTTGTACACAATCCCCATTTATTATTTTTCCTGTCTCTATCATTTTAAAAAATCCATTTTATTAATTTATACACTAAACCCCAAGTTGTTGCTAATGTGAAAATTATCACACAAGCAAATAATATTCGATAACTCAATTCGACACTTATTTTTGACTTACCTTGATGATCGTTTGGGTTCCATTTTTTTTTCATAACATTTGAGTTAACATTTGTGCAACTTTATATCCTGTAAATGCCCCTATGGCCGCTGAACCTGGTAATACTATAAACTTACCTAACATCGTTTCATATTTCTTTCTATTCACAATATAGGAAATAAGAATGTAATAAACAATATAGTTAATCAAGACTAAAAAGTCTAGCTCTTTAGAAACAAACACAACGATAGAGTTACCTAAGAAACCCCAAGAGAAATTTATAATTGTTTCTCTTAATAATTCATTTGGTGTTGTAATCGCATCTAACACACTTATTTCTTTATCAAATCCTGTCTTTTTCGAGTCTTTCGATGTGATGTTGGAGGTACCATAATGCTTTTCTGAGGTCCTCGAGTTCTTTATCTTTTCCTTTTTTTCCTGCACGACTTATATATTTTACTGTATTTCCTAAACTGAATCCCAAATCCCAAGCATCGATTACTTTGATGGCTTCATATTCATTATCTTTTCCCCCATAATGTTGAGGATGATTTACTTGTTCCATTATTCTTCTCGATATTCTTTTAATAACTCATCATTTGATTTTGTTCCGTACTTTCCCTCAAGTGTTTTTGCATCAACATATGTATTCATCATATGTTTCATTTCATAAATTTGTTGTGTAGTATCTAATGATTTAACAATCTCACGAATGATTTTATATGGGTCGGCGTTTGACCCTGGTCTACGATCTTCAATGTAACCCTTCCATTCTTTTGCGGTGTCTTGAGGAACTCTAATTGATGCTCCACGATCTGACACACCCCAACTAAACTTATCAATCGCTTGAGTTTCATATTCACCCGTAAGTCTTAAATGATTGTTAGATCCGTAAGCTCTGATATGGTCATTGTGTCTTGACTCAAATGCGTTGAATAAAGCCATAAAATATTCTTCATTGCCTTCATGTCTCATAGTGTCAGTTGAAAAGTTTGTGTGAAGACCTGACCCATTCCATTCGCCGTGTGTTAATGGCTTTGGGTGTAGTTCGATGTGGTAATTATATTTTTCCGCAACCTTATATAAGAAATATCTTGTAATCCACAGATCATCACCTCCTTTTAGTTTACCCTGAGAGAAGACTTGATATTCCCACTGACCTAAAGCAACCTCAGCGTTTATTCCGGTAATATCAATCCCGTAATTCAAACACATGTTCAAATGTTCGTCTACAAATGAACGACCCGCCACATTATGTCCAACTCCACAATAATATTCACCCTGTCCTTTTAGAATATTTCTTTTGTGACCTAAAATGTTCCCATTAATTTCTTCACGAATGAAATATTCCTGTTCAAACCCGAACCAAAGATCTTCGTAACCTTCGGTAATTTGAGATCTTTTATTTGACTCGTGTGGAGTTCCATCAGGATTTAATACCTCACATAAAACATAAACTGTATTATTATCCAAAGGGAATGTTTGAGGAGTGTAGTGTCTCACAGGTTTCAAAAGTCTATCTGAATTTCCGGTTTCCGCTTGATTGGTTGATGACCCATCGAAGTTCCATACAGGAAAATTACCATCTAAAAATGCGTTTCTAACTTTTTCGTATTCAACAATTTTAACTTTACTTCTAAGGTTTGGTTCTGGTTTATATCCGTCTAACCAAACATACTCCAATTTAATTTTCATTTTATTTTATTTATGTGATTTATTATTTCTTCTTCTGATTTTCCCTCGTTGAATAACTGATATACTTGGCGTGAAAATTCGTCGGTACAAATAATTGCATCGGCGTCCAAATAAGTCATAAGTTTGTGTAGATTCGAAAGTATGTTTTCTTTTTTAAGAAATCTTTTATTGAAACCCATTTGTTTTAGTTTTTACTTTTTTCTTGGGAATAATAATACTTTCTAATTTGTTTTCCCAATTCTTGATCGTTTGGGAACTTGAGGACCATTTCTTTAATAAACTTTAAAAGTTCGTCTTTTTCTTTATCACTCATTGTTTTGTTTTACTTGTTCGAATTTTTTTGTTTGTGATATAAAACCAGCAATTCTTCTTTTGAACATTGGAAGGAGTGTTTCGTTTATTGGGAAAACACCACTTGATGTCATATGGAATATCGGTGCAGTTTTTTTATCTATTGGACTGAATGAAGAAAAGTTATTAATAATTTTGGAAATAGTCAATTCATTTAAAGGTTGATTGTAAATTAACTTGATATTTGTCATTTGTTGGGGATTAGTTCTCGTTTCTTTTTTGATAGTGTACTCCCAAACATGATGTGTTTTTTCGTGATCAACAAAGTAAAAGAATCCTTTTGGGTGTAAGATGTTTTTTTTGTTTCTTTTGATTTTCATATCTAATGAATCAAAAACAATTGTCCATACAGATTTTGCAACATTAAAGTACTCCATCATTCGTGGTGCAGAATACAAAAGAATTTGTTTGAATTCTTTATTTTCTTCTTCAGACATTTTTGGTAACTCTCTAACTTTCAAATCCTTGACCATTATTTCGTCATCGATATTTGTAAGTTTTTTATCAGTATATACAATTTTATGATCCCTCATAAGAGCTTGTACATTCATTAAGTGAAGAGATAATTCAATAAAACCCGGATACAATTCCAATTTGTCGAGTCTGTCTCCCATCTTTTGGAAGTAAGAAAGTAATTTGTATTCTTTATATTCTCTATCGATAGGTTTTTCGAACATCCAATCGGTGTCCATCAAAAATTCTATTTTCTTTTTCCTTGCCATTCATAAAAAACATAATACAAAACATAAAACAAATAAAGTCCTAAGAGACCCTCATTAC